GTAGTATAGCTTCTACTACAGGAACAGCAGTAATAACTGTTACAGGTTCACAAGCTAATACAGCAATTGGTACAACTTCAACTCAAGGTGAAGTTTTTCAAGAAATTGGAGGATTAGTTGCTAATACATTTATAGGTACTTATTCAATAGCTGCAGGTGGAGCAATTACAATTGTAACTCCTGCTTTTGATTTAAATTCTAGTGTAGGTAATGTTATAACAGGAACTGCTAATTCAATAGATTTAATTGGTCAAGGAATAAATATAACTTCAGGTAATGTTTCAATTGCAAGTGGTAATAGTATTGAAATTACAGGAATAAATGCTAATGCAAATGTTAATTCAATAACAATTAGTTCTTCACATTTTTTAGCTATTACCGGTGAAGAAATGAACACAGCTTTAGCTACAATAATCCCTGATTCTAATAACTTTTTAAATATGACTGGAATTCAAGCAAATGTAACACCTGTAGATTTAAGATTTTGGGATAATATTTCTGATGGAAATACTGAAATTTGGACCAATATTTAAGTGTACAAATTAATACAAATATATATAGTTTACAAAATTAATTTAATAAGGTATAACAAAGTATGTCTTCAACTTTTACATCTAGATTAAAACTAGAACGTCAAGCTTCAGGAGCAAACTCAGGTAATTGGGGTAATCTTGTAAATTATGTTCTTAATAGAATTGACTCTTCAGTAAGAGGTTACATTGCAGTTAATGTTGCAGGGTCAGCTAATGTTACTTTAGTTTCAAATAATTCAACAGGTAACACTGATGACAGTGCTACAGATGATCAAGTTCATAATAAAGTTATAGAATTTACTGGTGCTTTAGGTGCCAACATTAATGTATTTACTGATGCAGCAGAAGGTGAATATGTATTATTTAATAATACAACAGGTTCTTACAGTTTAACTTTTGGAAATGCTGGCCATGCTGCAAATGGTGTAGTTATTAATCAAGGAACTAAATCTATTATTTACACAACTGGAACAGCTATGACAGATATCATGTCTGATCTAGGTGATGTTAAAGCTACAAGTTTAACAAGTAATGGCGATGTTACTATAACAGGTGATGTTGCACTAACTGGAAATTTAGAACTTAAAACTCAAAAAGCAGTCGTATTTGAAGATTCATCAGGTGGACAATTTGCTGCTTTAAAAGCAGCTGCAACTACAACAAGTTATACTTTAACTTTACCATCAGCTACTGGATCAGCAGATCAAGTTATAAAAACAGATGGTTCAGGTAACTTATCTTTTACAGATATAGAAGCTGGAATAAGTTGGAACACGGGATCAATTAAAACAGCTAATGTAACAATTTCAGCTAATGAAGGTTTATTTTGTAATACATCAGGCGGAGCATTTACAGTACAATTACCAGCAGGATCTGCAGGAACTGCTGTAGCAGTCGCTGATTATACAAGAACTTTTGGTACAAATAATTTACTTATAAAAGCAAATGGCTCTGAAAAAATTGGTGGTGTTGCAAGTAATGATGCTGTTTTAAGTAATAATGGTCAAGCAGCAACTTTTATTTATGTTGATGCTACTGAAGGTTGGATCAATATTCAAAATGCAACAGATACTCAAACAGGTCAAGTACCTTTTATTACTGCCTCAGGTGGAAATGCAACTGTTGATGTGGGAGATTATAGAACACACGTTTTTACAAGTCCAGGAACATTAGTTGTTAATAATGGAGCACCATCACCTTCTGGAAATCCTAATGAAATTAATTATTTAGTAGTTGCTGGCGGCGGTGGAGCTAGAACAAGTTATGCAGGTGGAGCTGGAGCTGGTGGATTTAGAATATCTAATTCTGGTCCAGGTGGTATTCCTGCACCTACAATGTCACCTTTAGTTACTACTACAGCATTATCAGCATCGGCTGGATCATTTTCAGTAGCCGTTGGAGCGGGCGGACCCGGTGGACCTGGTCCATCAGGAGCTAATGGTGTTGATTCAACTTTTTCAACAATAACATCTTCTGGCGGCGGTTTTGGTGGATCTAATGGAGCTGGTGATACTGGCGGATCTGGTGGATCTGGCGGTGGTGGAAGAAGTGGCGGAAATGGTAATACACCTCCAGTAAGTCCTAATCAAGGTTTTGGTGGAGGAAATAGTCCTCCAGGAATTAATGCTCAAGGTGGCGGCGGTGGAGCAGCATCTGCTGGAACAACAGGTGGACCACCAAATGGTACAGCAGGACCTGGTGGATCAGGTAGTTATATAGCTGATGCTTTTATTGGCCCAACAGCTCCAAGTTATGGAACTCCAGGACCAGTAAGTTCAACTAGATATTTTGCTGGCGGTGGAACTGGCGGTAGAGATTCAGGTGGAGCAGCAACTGGCGGAATTGGTGGCGGCGGACCATCAGCAAATGGACCAACTTCTAATGGAACAGTAAACACTGGCGGAGGCGCAGGTGGAGCACCGAGTGGTTCTGGAACTGGTGGTAGTGGTATAGTAATGTTAAGGTACAAATTTCAATAGGTAAATATTATGGCACATTTTGCAAAAATAGGATTAAATAATAAAGTTATGTTTGTAACTCCTTTAGAAGATAAACTTTTAAAAGATAGTAACAATAATGAATTGGAAGTAATAGGTCAACAATATTTAGAATTTCATAATAATTGGCCTGCAGCAATGTGGATTAAAACTTCTTATAATACTTTGCATAATACTCATAAAGAAGGTGGTACACCTTTTAGAGGAAATTATGCAGGTGTAGGTTTTACTTGGGACGAAGATAATGAAATATTTTGGCCTAAAAAACCTTATTCATCTTGGGTAAAACATATTGCATCAGCTTCTTGGAAATCACCAATCGGTGATGCTCCAGCATTAACAGCTGAACAAGAATCACAAAACACAGCTCTTAGTCATTATTGGATTTACGATTGGAGCGAAGATAATCAAGCTTGGGAATTAGCAAATAAGAAAGCGTAGTTTATAAAAAGTGTTATCAAAAATTGTATTAAGTGATCAAACTTTATATTCTGGTGATATTAATTTACCTAAAGGTTACGAAATTGATAAACGAACATTAATTAAAGATATTTTAAGTTCTAATATTAATAACGAAAAATTTCCATATTCAAAAACTTGGGATCAATTAAATACTTACATTAGAGAAAATATTAATGTAGAGCATAATATTTCTTTAATTACTAAAGAAACTTGGGGAAATACTTACAAACCATTTGAAAACTCAGAGCCTTTATTAAATGTAGATCCAGTTGATTTAAGACATTCTCCAGATTTTACAGTATTGTATGGAGTTAAAACAAAAAATTGTAATGTAAGAATATATTTTGATCATAACAGACGTAAGGGAAGAAGTTGGGATGTTAATTTAAAAAGTAACATGTTTATTATGTTTCCCTCAACTAATCTTTATCATATAAGTAATAGTCAAGAAGATAATTTAAATATTATACAAACTATAACTTATGAATATCCATAAAAAATTTTTACCGCCTTTAATTTTTAAAAATATTCAATCTAATATAATGTCAGAAAAAATGCCTTGGTATTTTATCAATGGCATAAATAGCATAAATGATGATTATTTTAAATTTACATTTACTTTTTTAGATGATTTAAAAATTAATAATGAAATGATAAAACTTATTAATCCTCTTTTATTAAAAATAAATACTAAAAATTTTTATTCTATAAAAGTTAATTTATTAACAAAAACAAATAAAATAATTGAACATGGTTATCATACAGATTTTAATTCTGACAGTAAAAAATTTAAAGGTAAAACAGCTTTATATTATATTAATACTTGTAACGGTTATACTAAATTTAAAAATGGTAAAAAAATTAAAAGTGAAGAAAATAAATTTGTAGAATTTGATACAAAAATTGAACATACAAGTAGTTCTTGTACAGATGAAAAAAATAGAATTGTAATAAACTTTAATTATGAATAATGAATTTATTTAATCACTATTGGTATTTTGAATCGGCATTAACACCTAGATTTTGTGATGATGTAATAGCTTATGCTAATAAACAAAAAGAAGTAATGGCATTAACAGGTGGGTATCAAAGTAAAAATTTATCTAAAAAAGAAATTAAAAATGTTCAAAAAAAAAGAAAATCAGATTTAGTATGGCTAGACGATACTTGGATATACAAAGAATTACATCCATATGTGCACGAAGCAAATGCAAGAGCTGGCTGGAATTTTGAGTGGGACCATTCTGAATCTTGTCAATTTACAAAATATAAACACAATCAATATTACGATTGGCATTGCGATAGTTGGAATAAACCTTATAAAAAAAAAGGACCTAGTAATGGCAAAATTAGAAAACTATCTATGACTTGTCAATTAACAGATGGTTCAGAGTATAGAGGTGGTGAATTAGAGTTTGATTTTAGAAATTATGATCCGCATATGAGAGATGAAAGTCAACACTTAAAAAAAGCAAAAGAAATTTTATCTAAAGGATCTATTATTGTATTTCCAAGTCACGTATGGCATAGAGTTAAACCAGTAACATCGGGCACAAGATATAGTCTTGTTGTTTGGCATTTAGGAAAGCCATTTAGATAATGAGTATACAAAATACTTCTATTTTTGGTTTTCCACTTATCAATACTAGAATTGATAAAAAATCGTACAATAAAAAAAATATAATTTCTAATATAGAAAAAAATTTTAATATTAATAATTTTAGAAACAACTGGGATAACGAAAGTGTTTTACATCATAGTAATAATGATTGGGATAATGAAAAATTTAATAAAATAAATTTTGAAACTCTAATACCTATTTATAAAAAAATTATTATTAATATTTTTAATGAATTAAAAATAGTTTCTAATTTTGAATTTAAAATAGTAAATTATACTTGTTTATCTAATACTAATTATATGAGTCCTCATATACATTCTGATTCAGATTTTTCAGCTATTCACTATATTCAATTTGATAAAAAAAATCATAAAGGAACTACTTTTGTAAATACTTCTCCTTATGTAGATTATATAAAAAAATTAGCACCACATTTATTTGAAAAACTATCGTCAAAAAATATTCAAAACTCTTGGTTATTTGGAACTTGGCTTAACGAAGTTAAAGAAGATGATTTTTATTTTTATCCAAGTTATTTAAAACATAAAATAGATCCTCAAATATCTAAAGATAAAAAAAGAATAACTATTGCTCTAAATATTAATCTTATAAAAAAAGAAGATAAAGATGTTTATTAATAATTATTTTAATACAACCATTTGGTCACAACAAAAAATAGAGTTTTTAAAATCATTAAACAAATTTTCTAATAGCTATATTAAATCTGCTAAAAATATTTCAGAAGTTAAAAAACATATAAAAAAATATGGTGATTTTGGTAAAAATTATATTTCAACACCTTTACTGCAAGATAATAATTTTAGAGATTTTAAAAACTATGTAGGTCAAAAATCTTGGGAATATTTAAATCATCAAGGTTATGATATGTCACAATATGAAATTATGTTTAATAATTTAACTGTTCAAGAATTTTCTAAAAAAGGAGGTAATAATTATTTAACTCATGCCGCAAAAAATCAACATGTTTCAGGTTTTTATTTTTTAAAATGTAGTGATAAAACACCTTCTCTTATATTTAATGATCCAAGACCAAGTGCACGTATTACAAAACTAATAATGAAAGATCATAATAAAATATATAACGGATCAGATTTAATTAACTTTACATTTACACCTGGAAATTTAATTATATTTCCAAGTTTTTTAGAACATACTTTTTCTGTAGATTATGGTCTTGAACCATTTAGGTTTATACATTGGACTGTACAAGCTATACCTAATTTAATGAACGATGATATTTAAAGTAATAAATATTAGTAAAAACGTAATTGATAAAATAATGTTTATTTTACAAAAAAATAATTTAAAAAAATGCGAAGCAACAACATGTACTGTTAATGGTTATCAAACAGAAAATATAATAAAATTATTTAATAATGATATATTAAAAAAAATATTACCAATTGATAATTTACATAAAAAAATATTTCATATTCATTATATAAAATATAATTCAAATGGTTATCAAGCAGAACATTGTCATGAAACAACGGAAAAATATTCTTTTATATTATATTTAAATGATTCTGATGGAGATACTGTTTTTAAAGAACCTATAAATAAAAAGATAACACCTAAATTAGGTAAGCTTATTTTTTTTGATTCTAGTATATTACATAGAGGAGAAATATCTAATAAAGGTAAAGAAATTTTAGTTGGAGCGGTAGATAAAAATGTTTAATAGTATTTTTTCTTCTTACTTAAATATAGATTTTTTTAATATAGATTTAAAAGAAATAAAAAAAGAAATTTTTAAATTAAAAAAAGATGATCCTAAAGGAAAAATTATAACTAATAATGGCGGGTGGCAAAGTCAATCTTATAGAGAGATTAAAAAACCATTAGAAAAATTATTTAATGAAATTAATAAAAGTATTTTAACCGTTCAAGAGAAATTAAATTTAAATAATAACTTAACTTTAACAAACTATTGGATTAATATTAATTATCTTGGATCTTTTAATAAACCTCATCACCATGATAAGTCAATGGTTTCGGGAGTTTATTATATAAATACACCTAAAAAATCTGGAAATATTATTTTTACTCAACCTTATACTGTATTTCCTACAGAAAAAAATATAGATATAAAACAACATAATGAATATAATTCTGATTATTGGACAGTAAAACCAGAAAAAAATAAATGTATTTTATTTCCGTCATATTTACAACATTATGTCGAATCAAATTTAAATAAAGAAGAAAGGATTAGTATTAGTTTTAATTATGAGTTTTAAAAAAAATAAATATACTATTATTCGTCAAGCTATATCAAAAGACTTAGCAGCCTTTATTGCAAATTATTTTAATATGCAAAAACAAGTTCACGATACTTGTAAACAACAAAGATACATGTCACCTTTTGAAACTATTATAGGTCACTACGAAGGTGAGAATGAACAGATACCAGAAACTTATAGTCAGTATTCTAATATTGCTATGGAAACTTTAATGTTAAAATGCCAACCAATAATGGAAAAAGTAACTGAGCTTACTTTATATCCAGCTTATACTTATGCAAGAATTTATAAAAAAGGTGATGAATTAAAAAGACACAAAGATAGATTTAGTTGTGAGATATCAACTACTATGAATTTAGGTGGAGATGATTGGCCTATATATCTAGAACCATCTGGAGAAGCAAATAAGAAAGGTGTACGAGTAGATTTAAAACAAGGAGATATGTTAGTTTATAGAGGTTGTGAATTAGAACATTGGAGAAATAAATTTAAAGGCAACGAATGTGTTCAAACTTTTCTTCACTATAATAGTACTAAAACACCTGGAGCTAAAGAAAATATGTTTGATAAACGTATACATTTAGGTCTTCCAGCTTGGTTTAAAAATAAACCAATATAATATTACAAAGATTAACCTATAATTTTATAAATTTTGTTGTATAATATATTTAATTATGCCATTAACTCAATTGAATTTTCAACCTGGAATAGATACTGAAAACACTCAAACTGGTGCTGAAGGTAGATGGACTGACGGAGATAAAATAAGATTTCGTAAAGGACTTCCTCAAAAAATAGGAGGATGGACTAAATTTAGTACATCTTATTATGTCGGAGTAGGAAGAGCTTTAGAACAATGGTTTGCTTTAGATGGAGCTAGATATGAAGCTCTAGGAACTGACAGAAAAATTTATGTTTATCAAGGAGGAGATAATCAAGATGTTACTCCAATAAGAGCTACAGCTAATATAGTTAATGCTTTTACAACATCTAGTGGTATTTCTAATGTAGTAATTACTCACTCTGCTCACGGAGCAATTCTTGGTGATTTTGTAACTATAACAAATACAAGTACAGCTGTAGGTGGAATTCCTGCTACAACATTAGATGCTGAATATGAAATATTAGAAATTAATAACGCAACTTCTTATACAATTCAAAGTAATGCATCAGCTACTTCTAGTGCTGGTCCTACTGGTAACTGTACTGTAAGTTATCAATTAAATATTGGTCCTAGTGTACAAACTTTTGGTTTTGGTTGGGGAGCAGGAGCTTGGAATGCTGGAACATGGAATACTCCTAGAACTTCATCTCAAATTATTCTTGATGCAAGGTTATGGTCTATAAATAATTGGGGACAAGATTTAGTTATAACTCAAAAAGACGGATCAACTTATGAATGGCTTGAATCAGGTGGAATGTCTGATAATAGAGCTACAGTAGTTGCTAATGCTCCTACTAATTCTACTTTATCTTTAGTATCTACAGAAACTAGACACGTTGTATGTATGGGAACAGAAACTACTATTGGCTCTCCGTCTACACAAGATAAAATGTTTATTAGATGGTCAGATCAAGAAAATTATAATTTTTGGACTCCTAATGTAACTAACTCTGCTGGATCTCAAAGAATAGCTGGAGGTAGTGAAATCAGATGTTCAAAACCAGCTAAAGGAACTATATTAGTATGGACAGATACAACTATGCAATCAATGTCTTTTATAGGTCCACCTTTTATATTTGGTTTTAGACAATTAGGTAATGATTGTGGAGCTGTAGGTTTAAATAGTGCAATAGTAATAGATGACGTTGCTTATTGGATGTCTGATGGACAGTTCTTTAGATATGCTGGTGCTGTTCAAGAAATTCCTTGTAGTATTCTTAATCATGTATTTGATGATATTAATAAAGTTCAATACTCACAAGTATATGCGGCTCAAAATTCTAACTTCTCTGAAGTAATATGGTATTACTGTTCTGCTTCTTCTAGCCAGTGTGATAAATATGTTATATATAATTACTTAGAAAACTCTTGGTATTTTGGAACTATGGATAGAAGTACCTATCAAGATAATGGAGTTGAATTAAATCCTTTAGCTACAGAATATTTTCCTACTGATACATCTAATACTATTTCTACTATTAATGGACTAACAGCTGGAAGAAGTATTATATATGCTCAAGAATCAGGAGTAGATGCTGATGGAGCTGCTTTACCCGCTTTTATACAATCAGGTGATGGAGATATAGCTGATGGAGAAACATTTAGTTTTATTAATAAAGTTATACCAGATTTTCAAAATATGACTGGTACAGCTAATGTTACTTTAAGTGTTAAAGACTATCCTAATGATACAGCAACAGTAGGAGAAGCTTTAACAGTAAGCAACACAACAGGGTTTCTTAATACACGTATTCGTGGTAGACAATCTAATATAAAAATAGAAAATACAGCGGTCGGAGATAA